AGTCTGCCCACGAATAGTTTTATTTAAGAATAAAAATATATCTCTAGTGTCGGCTGATATTGCAACCGTTCTGATAATTTGAGTCTTTTCAAAATTACCATCCGATATACGAAGAAGGTCAGTTCCTGGATAATAAAATTCAATGTCTTCATCGTATAGAAGTTTGAATAAAAATCTATAGGATTGTTCATTACTCTTTGACTGATAAAAGTCTTTAAAGTATTGTGCTATAAGTCTTTTATCACCATAATATGATGCAGGTATACTAGGATACAATTCCTCTCTAAGATATTCAACATATTTGTCAACAGATGTTTCAAGCGTTTTATAATTTAATAAGTTACCAGTTGCACGCCCAACATTATCTTTAAGTGAATTGATGGTTGCAGTTGCACTTGATGTTTGCCCATTGATAATTTCTTTATAATTAAATATTGTTCTTGATACTAATTGAACAACAATAGAACTGGTTTTAACTTCTACAATTGTAGCTGATGCACCAGAAGACGCACCAACAACAGTTTCACCAACTACAAATGTTCCAGTTGTACTGGTTAGTGTTAGAGTTGTAGATTGCATCCACTCATAGTATGCTTTTATAAACAGCAAGAATCGTTCCGTATCAACGGAAGAATTCTCACCTATAAATGAGCCTACATTTAATGAGGGCTTGAAAAATGCATCATTCATTTTTATCTGCTAACTAAACTAATTGATTTATCATCAACCATTGTGACTGTAATATCTGCATCTCTAATTGAAATAATCTGACCTCTTAATGGAAGAATGTCTTTGTCTTGAGGTGTTGCAGTTATTTTTAATGTTGTGCCACCATCATTGAACGCAGTTGGTGCAAAGTTAGTTAATATAATTTTACCTGTAACGTAATTAATTGTACCCGCATTAACAGATACCGCAACGTTTTCAATGCCTAGTACTCTGTAGATACGAATTAAACCATTGTTATCTTCTAAAAAACAGTTTGAAAACCCACCCAAAGTAAATGCATTGGATGTGATTTTATTACCAACACCAAATGATTGAGTTGTTGGTCTTCCATCTGTTGCATTGTCAATTGCATTTGAGAAATTAATCTCATATCGTGTACCTACACCTAATTGAACGTCAATTTCTTTTCGCATTTGTGCTGTAGTAACACTACTTAAGATTGATCTTTCTGAAACGTCAATCAGCCTAGATAATTTTGAATATCTAAAATATTTTGAGAATTGATTGATTTCATCTGTATTGTACGTTTTAATTGTGTCAATTACAAGTTGTTCAATTTCAGCCGCAGTTGATATTGTTGCATCAGACTGATACTTCACAGTCGCACCAACAATAATATATGTATATTCGGGATCAACAATTTCTGTAGATATAGTTAAAACTTTTTTCGGGTTGATTACAGAATTAATCAAATTGAGTTTTTCTGTTGCCGTCAATACATCACCAACGGTAGGTTTAACTGCAATGAATACTTTACCATATGTTGGTGGATCATTGTCTTCACCACCCCAAACAATGCAAGAATCTACAGTAGATTGTTGTAGCATCAATGTTGTATAATCATCGGCTGTTACAGCACGATTTTGCGCTTCATATGATTTTGACGCATTAAATTTAATTTTACTAATTGTTTCTCTGTCTGCGCCACCAACGGCTGGATCAGATGAAACAAAGGTAATTGTTGTTACGCCAGCAATAGCATCTGCATATGTCAATGTCTCAATGTCGTTTGCCGAAGAACCATTAGACACAAGATACTCAAGAACAACAATATTGCCTGCATCTAACGCTACACCAAAAACACCATCACCAAATTTAATTTCAAATTGTCCATCTTCAACTTCTTCAATGTAATAAACTTTAGTCGTGGCTGTAACTTCAACTAAATTGGCAACTTTTGAAAATGTTCGTGTTGTGCTGTCTGTAGAAGAATTTAAAACGCTAACAGTCAATGTTGATGTGTCAACATTTTTATTTGGAATTAAAAATCTTTGATCTGGATCATTTAAATTTACAGTATATCTTCTATTAATATATCGTCCTTCTCTGAGAGACATTGCGCTACTATAAACACCATTTGTTGCTGATACAATAACCGAACTTGTATTCAAGAAGTTGTATGTTGTTCCGTCTACTGATCCCGTAAAAGATGTGTATGCAGGAATAGTTATGCTCACTGGAGAACTAGTAAGTGTCAATGTTGCAGTTCCACTAATAGATGCGGATGTAACTGAACGTGGCGTATAGTTTAGAGACTTGGCCAAGTTGACAACTGAATTTCTTTTTTGTGCTGTTGGCAAGAATGCCTCAGCGGCTACCATGTTGAGGTAGAATGAATTGTAGTATGTGTTATATGCTAACAGGTCAAGCAGAACATTAAGTCCAGAACCTTCAAAGTTATAATCTCTGAATTGATCCTGTGCTTGCAGATAAGATTTAAAGTTAGTTTTGATTCCCTGAAAATCTAATGCATCTATTTTTAAATTATTGTCCGATGCCATTATGCTGTCCTTTTGACTGTTGTTTGTAAGTTTGCAATACCAGAGGCATTTTTAATTACATATTCTAATTTGATATCAAACCCGTCATCCGAATAATCTATCTTTATGTCTCTTAGTGATATGCGTTTTTCATACTTTTCAATGTCTCTTCTAAGACTTTTTTTAAGTTCATACAATGTAAATGCGCCATTTCTAGAGAACAAATAATTTTTAACGCTACTACCATAATCAGGCATGAACGGGCGTGAGCCTTTTGTCGTGTTAATTAAATTAGACAAAGAACGTCTAACTGCAACCTCATTTGTGATGGGACGAACGTCACCAGTCACAGGATGAGGCGTGAAGTCTAATGGTAAATCTTTGTAAAAATTAATAGTAGCCATTTTTTTCTTTTATTTATGTCTGTTATTCTGCCGTTTTAGCGTCTTGAATTTCTTTTCTTCGTTCTTTAGCCGCTTTTGTAAACTCTGCTAATGCTTTTCTTGCTCTTGTTCCTGCGGCTTTATTTCCTTTGTTGTCGAATTTATCATTCTCTGCGAGATATGATTCAAATAAATTAACTAAGTTTTCGTGATTCGTCATTATTATTTCCTTATAAAATGTTGACTTTTGCTTGACATAGTGCTATACTACTGTGTAGCCTATGATTTTAACCTATACCTGTAGAAGTAACACCACCACCATTTTGTACTCCACCATGAACGTGAGTTCCAAGACTTGTAGTTCCTGTAGTTACAATCGGTGCAGTTACAGAAACCGCACCTGTTATTGGTCCAGCAACTTCTAATATTCCAGTCACACTAACTGAAGGTGCAGTAATTGTTGTTGTTGCTGATGATTGGAGATTCAATGTGCCAAGAAGCGCACGTACACTTGCGTATAGTCCAGCAGTTGCAGTAAATGCGCCACCAGCAGTAATAGAAGCAAGCCCTCCAGCAATAATACTTGTTGCTAAAGTTGATGTAGTCGTTATTGATTCTGTCGCTGTTAAATTGATGTTCTTTGCGTTTAAATTGATATCGCCATTTGACGCTTCAATTGAAATATCATTGGTTGGTGTATAGATTGAAATTTTTCCATCAGAATCTATATTGACTTTTGCGCCAGTTTTGTGTTGAATTAATATGTGCCCATTCGCTTCACCTGAAGATTGCGTGACAACTTCAATGATGTTGTTTCCAATCTCCCAACAAACTGTATTTGCAGAATTTTTTGAAGTAGTAACCCTAGCAAAGTTTCTAGTTAAATTGGGTGATGTGCCAAAATACTCTGAAGCATTTTGCGGAATTGCAGGAAGATAACCTAAAATTGCAGGCTCTTGTGCAGACATAGAATCTAAAAAGAAACCAAATACCCATTCACCAACTTTAGGACTTGCGTAAAGATTTGGTGTGTTTAGAGGGTGAATAGATAACGCCCAAGGCAAGTCTTCAGTCGGAACTAAACTAGTTGCCTTTGCAGGATGATATCCAAAGCATCTTACTTTGCATCTGCCAAGCGTCAATGGATCGTTGATATCTTCAACAACTCCAATCCACCAAACAAATCCATCCTGCCCAATAAAATTTCTCATCAATTATCCCATATGCTTAAAATACTGAATTTGTCTCTCTTGATCTGCAACCCATTCATCCGAAGGTTTACCCTCGCCTTTGTAGTAACGCAATGGCTTACCTGTTTTTTTAGAGACTAACGCCCACTTTCCGTCTACTTGTTTAAGTGTCTCAATTAATTCTGGACCGTAAACTTCTTCTTCCCACTCTTCTTGTGAAAGTGTGGTGCCTTGTATAAATTCTTTAAATTTTTTCATAGCTTGTCTAATTCTGATGTATCTACTGCGCCTGGAGGAACATTGTCTTTAATCCAAGTCAGTAATTGTTTTTTTACATCAAGTTCTGTCTTTGCAGGTTTTCCTGGTTCTTTAAGAGTTAAGTATTTAAAGTCTTTGATAACAGGATTACCGTTTTTGTCTTTATATGGTTTATTTGTTTTTGGATCGACAATGAAAATTGTATTCGCTGGATTATTTAGAATGACGTAAACACCGCCTTGAACCGATGGTGGCATAGCTGTTGTCACTAAGTTATATACAGTCTGTGCGGCACCCGCATGAGTAGCAAGTAAAATATCTTCTGGCACAACTCTTGCTCTTTTTTTGTTATTCATTATTGCAATCTGATAATTAGTCAGAACCCATGAAACGTGAATGTTTTTTGGTTCATATCCAGCATCAAACAGTTTTGGCAAAACATCTGTCATGTCTGAAACTTCTTTGAATGTGCTGTCAAAAATAAGATTTGGCAATTGACCCTTTTCAGCGCCAGCAAGCATTAAGTCTAATGTCTTGTTTTTTACGTCAGTTGCACGAATAAGAATATGTAAGATGTAAACATGCGTTGGAGTTTTTAAGTCCAACTGACCCATCTTTAAATTCTTGTCTATCAATTCTTTTTTGATAAGGTCTTTATCTTTATCGGAAATCTTGTCGCCATATTTGTCAAGCAAGTCTTGTGTCGTGAATTTACCAAGTGCATCTAGCTTTTGAAATGCAATCTTCAATTCGTCTACGTCACGTATTTTAAAATCAGACCCTTGCATAAAATGCTGAACGGCAAAACCTTTACCAGAACCCGCACCACCAGCAAGAAACACAATCTGCCCATACTTTGCGCCATTGTTAT